AGCTAACTGGTACGAACCAAAAATAATATATGCAAATGTTATTTTAGATGATAATATTGCCGGGTATTATAATTTAGTTGGAACTAACTTAGACCAACAAGCTAACTTAATACAAACACAAAATATGGAGTTTTTTAGATGACAGAAAGAACATACAAAACAAATTTAAAAACTTTTCAATATCCTTTACTTCACAAAGAAAAAGGTTTGGATAAAAAATATAGAGGTTTTGATTATCCTTCAGTAACAGTTCATGAAGTAAGTTCTCAACTAGGTAGATACAGAGGTATAGAACATCAGGTAACTGTAAGGTCTTAAATGTCTGAAGAAGTTAAAGTAGTACAAGTAGAAAAGAAGTCTTGGTATAACAACGCTGAAGGCTTTGACAAGTGGAGAGTTTTTCCACGAATATTAATAACATTATATGGCATTATGTTTTATAAAACTTGTGATTGGTTTATGACATTACCCGATCCAACTAATTCACAATCAGCTTTTGTATCTGTAATTGTAGGTGCTGGAGCGGCATGGTTTGGTTTGTATATAGGAAAAAAATAGGAGGACAATATGAAAAATTTATTACCTAAACTTCAACAGTACATCACCATAGTAGGGGTGATCACGGCAATAGGCGGAGGTTTCTACACCTGGGGCCAGTTTAATTTGCGTCTTGATAATATTGAAAAAAGAAAATTTAAGAGTGTAAATATTGCGCCATTAGAAACGCAAGTAGATGGTATTGAAAAAAGATTAGATAGACTTGAAGGTAGAATGGATAAGATGGGCAATAACGATAATCCGTTAGCACAATAGGAGATTAAAATGGCAAAAGATAAAAAATGGATTCAAAAAGCTAATTTAAAAGAAGGAGCTTTTACTAAAAAAGCAAAGAAAGCTGGTTATGGTGTTCAAACTTACGCCAGTAGAGTTTTAAAAAATCCTGAAAATTTTGACAAAAAAACTGTTCGTCAAGCACAATTAGCCAGAACATTCAAAAAAATGTCAAAGTAAATGGCTAAAAATATACGAAGAACAACTGGTAAAGGTGGTAATTACCGTCCTACAAAAAAAGGTGCGGGGATGACACAAAAAGGTGTTAAAGCTTATCGTAAGAAAAACCCGGGTTCTAAGTTAAAAACAGCAGTAACTGGAAAAGTTAAAAAAGGAAGTAAGGCAGCTAAAAGAAGAAAATCTTATTGCGCAAGATCATTAGGTCAATTAAAAAGAAGTAGTGCTAAAACAAGAAAAAATCCTAACTCTCGTATTAGGCAAGCTCGCAGAAGATGGAAATGTTAACTAAGGAGAAATAAATGAGTTTAGTAAAAAATATTAATAGAAGAAAAAAAGCTGGGACAAGTCGTTCTAAAAAGAACAGCACTATCTCTAAAAAAGCATACGCAGACATGAAGTCTGGTTGGAAGAAAAAGAAAAAGAAAAAGAAATAAAGGAGGTCACTATGACAGAAGAAAAGAAAATTAAAAAAACTAAGACAACCAAGAAAAAAGAAAAGAAAAAAGAAATTGATAAGTATGCTAGAGCTGGTTTTGTTCAAGCTACTAAATCTAAATAGGTTTACATAAATCTTTTTTGGTTGACATTTGCATACAAATACCCACTTATGTAGTAGATGCACAGTGTTGAATTAGTACAATTTATTTTGAAGATCATAAGGGAAAGAGCTTCAGAATTATCAGATCAAATAACAACTGGATCTGTAGAAGATTGGAACATTTATCAAAACATTGTCGGTCAACTGCAATCACTAGGTTTTGTCGAGTCTGAAATCCAATCGTTAATGAATAGATTGGACGGAGAAGATGGCTAAAAAGAAAAAATTATTTGTACCCGATAAATATACAGATGAAAAAGTAAAACCTATAACAGATGATGTTGATTATAAATCTGCTTTTGTAAAAGAAGAAGATAGATTTTTAGATCCTAAAAAACTTAATGTAGATATTAAAGAAAGATTGCCCAAGCCCACAGGATGGAGACTTATTGTTGTTCCTTATCAAGGAAAAGCAAAAAGTGATGGAGGTATCTTTATTCCTGATAAAGTAAGAGAGCAAGAAGCTCTTGCGACTACCGTGTGTTATGTTTTAAGTACCGGTCCAGATTGTTACCAAGATAAAAATAAATTTCCAAATGGAGATTATTGTAAAGAAGGTGATTGGGTTCTTATTGCTCGATATGCCGGGACAAGAGTTAAGCTAGAAGATTTTGAAGTAAGAATTTTAAATGACGATGAAATTTTAGCAACTGTCTTAGAACCAAGTGATGTAAAAACTTTTTAGGAGAAAATAATGGAAGAAAACGAATTACCAGAAGAAGAAACTGTTACTTTAGAGAAACCAGAACAAGAAGAAAGTTCTGAAACTCCAGAAGTTATAGAAACAACTGAAGAGGAAATAACTGAAAAAGAGCTAGAAAAGAAAAAAAGTAAAGCTCAAACTAGAATTAATGAATTAACACGTAGAAGGCGCGAAGCAGAGGAAAGAGAAAATTCTGCTCTTGAGTATGCCGAAGCAATGAAAAGAAAAGCTGAAACTTTAGAATCTAAACTACATCAAACAGATGCAGGTTATGGAGCAGAGTTTGAAGCTAGAGTTAAATCTCAGTCTGATCAAGCTGAAGCTGCTCTTCAAGAAGCTTTAGATTCCGGAGATTCTAAAAGAATTGCTGCGGCATCGCGTGCTATATCTCAGGTTGAGATTGAGAAAGAAAGGGCTAGACTTTATAAAAATCGTTTAGAACAAAGGAGAAAAACGCAAAAAACTCTTGCTGAAATTCCTAGAGAGGCACCTCAATCTCAGCCTGTAACCCAACCAGATCCAGATCCAAAAGCTGTCACATGGTCAGATAAAAATGAATGGTTTGGTGAAGATAAAAAATTAACCAGTGTAGCAATTGGTATTCATTCGGATTTAATTAACGAAGGTTTTGATGGATCTTCTGACGAATACTACGCTGAGTTAGATAACAGACTGGTACCTTGGTTAGGCGCTGGAGGTGTTGGAAATGGTAAAGTTGAAGAAACTGAAACTGTAAGTACAACCCCTAAATCACCTGTTGCATCAGTAACAAGTGGGAGATCAGTTGCAAAAAAACAAAAATCTGTTAAATTAACAAGGTCCGAGTTAGAAATTGCTAATAAACTTGGTGTACCTAAAGAAGAATACGCAAAAGAATTAGTAAAACTAGAACGGAATAGGAGATAAAAATGCCGAAAAAAGAACAAGAATTTACGGATGAGACTACAGCTAATGAAGCAGCTGATAGATCTTCACGGAATAAAGAAACAAGAGAAGCTTCAACTCGCCCAGTGCAATGGCGGCCACCTAATAAATTGCACGCCCCGGATGCTCCAGACGGATTTGTTCATCGTTGGATTCGCGCGGAAATGTTAGGACAGGAAGATAAATCTAATGTCCATCGCCGAATGCAAGAAGGTTATGAACTTGTAAGAGCGGATGAGTATCCAGATTCTGATTTACCGGTAGCTGAAGGCAGATACGCGGGCATTATCGGAGTTGGAGGATTGCTATTAGCTCGGTTCCCAGAAGAATTAAGGCAACAGAGACAACAATATTATAGCGATAGATCTAACCAGCAAATGGAAGCTGTTGATAATGACTGGATGAAGGATTCAAATCCTTTAATGCCTAAAGAAAAGCCGGAAAGAAGAACACAAGTATCATTTGGTCAACCCAGAGTTGATAAATAATTAGTCAACTCTAAATTAAAAGGAGTTTAACTCATGGCAAATAAAGATGCCCCTTTTGGTTTGCGTCCAATTAGAATGATCGGCGGCGGTGATTTTACAGGCGGCCAAGACAGATATAGTATAGCTAGTAGCTATAATACCAGTTTATACCAAGGAGATCTCGTAGAGCCTCTCACTAACGGTACAATTGGTAGAAAAGCTGCTGGGGAAAACGATGCTGTTCTTGGAGTATTTAACGGCTGTAGATATACAAATCCAACCACCGGCACTCCGACTTGGGCCAATACCTATCAACAACCGATCGCAGCAAGTGACATTTACGCATTTGTAGTTTGTGATCCTAGTGTTGTTTATGAAGTACAAGCAGATGACACATTCCCAACAACTGATTTATTCGGCAATTTTGATATTGTTGATAATTCACCAGTTGGAGATGTTAACTCTGGTATTTCACACGTAGAACTTGACGTCACGACAGGCAATACCACTGCTACTCTTCCTTTGAAAGCCATTGGCATTTCTGAGGATCCAGATAACAGTGACACAGCGTCTGCTAACACCAACGTGGTCGTTACTATTAACAATTCAGTGTTTTCTGGTGGCACTGACGGTCTAGCATAGGAGGTTAACATGGCTATATCACGCGCACAACTCGCAAAAGAACTAGAACCTGGCCTCAACGCTTTATTTGGACTTGAATATGCTAAATATGGCGACGAATCCCGAGAGATTTTTGAAACAGAATCTTCTGACAGAGCATTTGAAGAAGAAGTAATGCTCGTTGGATTTGGTAATGCTGCGGAAAAAGCAGAAGGTGCAGGCGTACAATACGACTCAGCTTCAGAAGCTTACACTTCTCGTTATACACATGAGACAATTGCTCTTGCATTTGCTCTAACGGAAGAAGCTGTTGAAGATAACTTGTATGATCGTCTAGCAACTCGCTATACTAAAGCATTAGCTAGGTCAATGAATCACACTAAACAGGTTAAGGCAGCCAATGTTCTAAACAATGGTTTTAACAATAACTTCACTGGTGGTGACGGGGTTGAGCTTTTCTCAACTGCACACCCACTAGCATATGGAGGAACATTTGCTAACGAACCTACTACAGATGCCGATTTAAATGAAGCTTCTCTAGAAAATGCACTAATTGATATTAGTAATTTTGTAGACGAAAGAAATTTAATCGTTGCTCTTAACGGAAGAAAACTTGTTGTTCCGTCACAACTAAGATTTGTTGCTGACAGAATACTTGAATCTACTCTTAGAGTAGGTACTGCTGATAACGATATTAACGCTATCAGAAACACAAGTGCTGTTCCTGAAGGATATGTAGTAAATCACTTCTTAACTGATCCGGATGCATGGTTTGTATTAACCGATGCTCCTAATGGTCTGAAACACTTTGAAAGAAGCCCATTAAGAACAGCAATGGAAGGTGACTTCAACACAGGAAACATGAGATACAAAGCTAGAGAAAGATACAGCTTTGGATGGTCTGATCCTAGAGGAATTTATGGTTCAAAAGGCGCTTAGTCTTTTTTAAATTTCTGAGAAAAGGGTAGATTATGTCTACCCTTTTTTTTGTCTATTGCATTCTCCCCAAAATCTTTATATTATAAGGAATCTTTGACGAACATGGTGTTCGACAGGCTACTCAACTGACAAGGAGAAAAACAATGGGTACAACAACTTTTAGTGGGCCAATTAAAGCAGGCCCAATCTCAAACACTACTGGAACAACAGTTGGCACTGATGTTGCTGATGTAGGCTATGTAACTATGAACCAATCAGGAGTTCCTGATATTACTGGTGCAAGTAAACTTAATCAAAGAATGGCAGTTATACCTGCTAATTCACAGATTATTGATGTTATCTTAAATGTAACAACAGCTGGTGATGATACTGGAGCCGCTACTATTTCCGTAGGAACTGCAGCAGATGCAGATGCTTTTTTAAACGGCATAAACACTAAAGCAGTGGGAACAACACATGGAACTTTAGATACTGAAGCTACTAATGTTGGAACAACTGATTTAGAAGTTCTTGCTGACTTTACTGGAGCAACTGGAGACGGAACAGCCGGTGTGGCGACTGTTACAGTTCTATATGCTCAGAACAATAATTTATCATAGGAGGCTTAAATGGCTGGACCAGTTAGTGTCGCAAATTTAGGAGCTAATGCTACTGAAACTATCATTAATCCACAGTCTGCAAACCCTGCTGTAAATTATGCAAGTACAATTGCATATTTTAAAGGGATTGATTTTTCTGCGGGCGCTGGAGGAGAAGGTACAGTTAATATTCAAACACAAGTAAATGGATCTTGGGCAACACAGACAACATATTCTGTTAGCGCTAATAATAATGATTCTGTTTATATTCCAGGTGACATGGGAGTTCGTTTAAAAGACGGACTGCGAGTTACTACGGATGCGAATATTGACAACGCTCAAATATACTACACGTAATAGGAAATTAAGATGGAAATGGACTTACTATGGAATGTTGGTTTAACCATCTTAATTGCCCCCGGTACTTACGCCATTGCCAACTTATTCGTGAGGATGAATAAAGTGCAAGAAGATTTAAATGAATTAAGAGTTAAGACTGCTGAAGATTATGTGTCTAAGAAATCACATGCTGATAGTCTTGATCAATTACTAAGACGCTTTGATAGATTAGAAAATAAAATAGATAGGATGATTGAAAATGGCTAGTGGTCGTTCTCAATTTGGCACTTTAACTAGAAGATCTTTTTATAGTAAAGGCGGACCAGTAAGAATAAAAAAAAATAAAGGATGTGGTAAAATCATGTCTAATAGAAGAAAGGCAACAAGGTATAGTTAATGACATTAAGTAATTCTAAAAATTTTGAATTAAATGTAACTGACTACATTGAGGAAGCTTATGAAAGATGTGGTTTAGAGTTACGAACAGGTTATGATTTAGAAACAGCTAAAAGATCTATGAATTTACTTTTGGCTGATTGGGCTAACCGAGGTCTTAATCAATGGACCATTCAACAAACTATTACTACTGTAACTGAAGGGGTAAATTATATTTCTCCCGGATCAGATACAATTGATGTATTGGATGCTGTTTTAAGACGAAATGAAAATGGAACTGACACAGATATGTCTTTAGGAATGGTAAGCCGTGCCGAATTTTTAAATATTCCTGATAAATCTAATAAAGCTAGACCGACTCAATATTTTGTAGATAAACAAATTGATCCTAAAATATATTTATGGCCTACTCCAGATAATAGTACAGATAAAATAGTTTATAATAGATTAGTAAGAATGGATGACGCTGATGCGGCAACTAATACTTTACAAATGCCTTTTAGGTTTTATCCATGTTTAGCAAGTGGGTTAGCTTATATGCTTTCTGTTAAAAAAGCGCCTGAACGAACAGAATTATTAAAAGCTGCATATGAAGATGATATGCGAAGAGCTATTGATCAAGATGAACCTCGTTCATCCTTTAGAGTAGCTCCAGACATGAGGAGCTTTATGATAAGATAATGAATTACGCTCTTGGAAAATTTGCAATTGCTATTTGTGACATTTGTGGTCAAAGATATAAATTACATCAATTAAAAAAACAATGGAATGATTGGAAGGCATGTCCTGAATGTTATGATCCAAAACAACCACAATTAGAAATACCTACAAATACTGTAGATCCACAAGCATTATACGAGCCAAGACCTAGTATTGATGTAGAGGCTGGTGAAGGTGTGGTAAGAACAGAAAATCCTGGGTTTGTTAATTCAAAAGAAGATTTAATTGGTCATGCTTTTAGAACTAATTCTTTAAATGGACAATTAGGTAGTATAACGGTGGTAGTATAATGGCATACACATACACAACATTAAAAACAGCTATACAAGATTTTGTAGAAGATTCAGGAACAACCTTTGTTGCTAACTTAGATAATTTTATACAAAATGCTGAACAAAGAATATTTAGCGAATCAGATTTACCATTAGATAGAAAAAATTCTACGGGTAATACCACAGCTAATAATAAATATCTTTCTACTCCAGATGATTTTTTATCTACCTATAGTTTAAGTATTGTTTCTAGTGGAACACATCATTTTCTTTTAAACAAAGATGTCAATTTTTTACAAACATTTGATCCCGATCCTGACACCACACGAGGAATGCCTAAATATTATTCTTTATGGGATGAAAATACTTTTATACTTTCACCCACCCCGGATCAATCATATGAAGTAGAATTGCATTATTATTACAAGCCTGTTTCCATAACTACATCTACAGATGGAACATCTTGGTTTGGTACTAATGCTCAAAACGCATTATTATATGGATCATTAGTTGAGGCTTACACCTTTTTAAAAGGTGAGCCGGATTTAATAAAACTGTATAATGATCGTTATATGGAAGCGCTGTCTAGGGTAAAAAATCTTGGAGAGGGACGTAACCGTACAGATGAATACCGTTCAACAATAGTAAGACAAAAGGTGACTTAAAATGTTTACAGCAGAAGTAAAAATGAATACTGGAGATGTTAATGTTATAACAACGCAAAATAGAGGAATGACTCCAGAAGAAGTAGCTAAATTAGCTATGGATAGAATAATTTATGTTAGTGGCGATGCGCCCGATGGTATTAAAGAGCAAATTAATACTTACAAAGAAAAGCTTTTTCATGTATTAGTTATATATATGACTCAAGCGGTTCAAAGTGATCGCACTAATGTAATAAACCTTCTTGAAAAAGAAGGACATAATTCGTTAGCTGAATCAATAAGGAGAATGTAATGGCAATAACGCAAGCAATGTGTAGCAGTTTTAAACAAGAATTGTTGCAAGGTCTTCACAACTTTACTAACGGAAGTGGTGGTGGAACTACGACTAGCACTGGTACCGGGAACACATATTATGTGGCTCTCTATACTAATAGTGCTTCTCTAGACGCTACTACAACCGCATACGCATCAGGTAATGAGGCAACTGGAACAGCTTATTCAGCTGGCGGTCAGTCTCTAACTAATGTAACGCCATCACTATCTGGAACAACAGCCCTAACAGACTTTGCAGATGTAACTTGGTCTTCTAGCTCTATTACTGCTAGAGGAGCATTAATTTACAACTATAGTCTTGCTGGAAACAATGCTGTATGTGTTTTAGATTTTGGTAGTGATAAAACAAGTTCTGCTGGAGATTTTACAATTCAATTCCCAGCTGCTGACGCAACAAACGCTATTATTAGAATAGCTTAGATTTAAAAAGGTAGGTTTATGGCCCTGAAATTCTATGATAGAACCAAGGAAGAAGCTACCACAACAGGCACGGGAACATTCTCGTTATCTGGAACTGGAGCTGATGGAGGTTTTAGAGCCTTTTCAGCCGTTCATGCAACGGGTGATGAGGTCTTCTATTGTGCTGTTGATTCTTCCAATAATGCTTTTGAGGTAGGTAAAGGAACTTTAACTTCTGGTACTCCTTGGACTTTATCTAGAGCAGAAATTAAATCTTCTTCTAATTCTAACAACAAAGTCAATTTTGCCTCTGCTCCTGAAATATTTTCTACATACCCGGCTGAAAACGCAGCTTTCTTTGATACGGATATGCCTAATAATGTTGTGGAAACAGACGCTATATTTACTGACACGTTGACAGCGGATAAAGCTCTTTCTGGACAATTTAAAGGTACATTACAGTTTAATAAATCTTATTTTACTTCTACCGATTATACAGTTGCATCAGGTCATACATTAACTGTAACAGATAGTGCTGATCTATATGCTGTTAATATCACTACATCTACGATTATGGATAGAACGGGTGACTTTACAAGCGATACAACTGTTACTGCTGATACTTTATTTTCTCCGGGAATTAATGCTTATGCTACCGTTACTATAAATAATGGTATTACAGCTACTGTATCTCCCGTTGGCACAACATTTGTTAATAATGGTAACGGAATTATTTCTGATAGTTTTCAACAAGAAGGAGGTTCTGTTAAGTGGAAATTACCGATGGCCGATGGCGCCCCTAATACCGAAATTGTAACAGACGGAGTTGGAGGATTAAAACTTAAAGGCGCATCAAGTGGAGGAGGAGCAGCAACTCCCACACCTACAGAAGAAAGATTGGTTAAAGTTTGGGATTACAATAATTATACTCCAGCTGCTCCAGTACATGGTTTTGAATGTATGATTCCCACATCACTAGCAGCAAGTCCTAACGAAATAGAAAGTTTTCATTGGAAATTGAAATTTGTTAATTTTGGTAGCACTAATGATACTACCGCTTCGTATAATAGTATGTTGTGTTACATCGCTCCCCTTTCCACAGCCGGTGGAAGTCCTATATTAGACAGCACGAGCGCTAATTATTATGGATATATATATTATAGAAACAGTAACAACACATCATGGACGCAAAGCTATAGTCGACAAAGCGCAAAAGATGTAACTCATAGTTATTCAGGTGGTAGTTATGCGTGTAATGATTATGGTGTGCAACTTTGGGGGTATAATAGTAATCCGCAAATACCTTCTTGGGGTAATACTACTTATTATGGCCCTAGTATTGAAAATAATCCATTTAGTTCAACAAACTATACTAATCAGAGAACAAATTTAAATGGCAATATTAGAATACAAAACACCATAATGAGTCCTGATTGTGATTGGGAATTAACTTGGTCAAGTTATCAAAGCTCTTACTCTCACCGACCTGGACAGGCATGGGGAACTATGATGAATCAGCCCAATAATAGTAATACTCTGAATAAAGTTACAACTGGTCATGCTCAAGGTATTAAATTGTGGTTTTTACCGAATGATGTAAATGATTTAAGTGGCACTAATATAACTGGTGTAGTAAGTGGTAGAATAGAATGTTGGGTAACATTAAAACAATCTGCAGCTGAATTGGCAGTAGCTTAATGAGAAGAATTGCAAACGAATTAAATATATAGTAAAAAGGTAATATTATGGCATCGTTAATAAAAACAAATAAGATAAGTACACCAGGTGGTGAAGATTTTACTCTTCCTACTACCTATCCCGCTTCTAAATCTACACTACAATCTACGAGCAGTGGGGTTTGGCAATACAAAACAGGCGGTGTTTCTACTGATCAAATGGGTTCAGGCAGTACACCAGCTGTTATTGGTGAAAGATTTTGCGATAAGGTAAGGGTAAATAATACTGTTGCTACACCTTCAACCGTTAACCTAAGTTTGACACCTGATAATACGAGTGATGTTGATAATATTGCTTGGTCAAAATTAGAATTTGCCGGAGTGTGTTTTGATAACAATTCAGGTAATGATTATTCTCATCCTAACATTAAATTAAAAGATTCTAGTGGCACTGCTATCCTTAGTAGTAGTTTTAAACAAGCTTATAAAAAACGGGACTCTTATAATGCAGGGAATGGAAGTTATGTAAATAACAACACCAATGCGAGTTCTAACGGCTTTAAGTTGAATTATACTTATAGCATAGCCTCTGGAAGTTTAAGCAGCGATGAAGGATTTACAAAAACTGCTGGGTGGACAGGAGCTGGATTGCTTAGTGGTATAGTTTATATTTATTGCTTAACGCCTGCTCAAAACAGTGCAGCTGGAGATATAAATAGAAAAGGTATGATTAGAATGATTTCTCAAATAACATACAGAAATGATCGAACCTTTAGTAATTCTAGTTGTTATTTTACTCAGAATTTTAGTGATTTTTATATGAACAGTGATGGACAAACATGGAATCAGGCTACTCAACTTGATTTTTATGATACGAATGGTAATAACATTAATGAGGGTTTGTTTTGGACATACTCTTTCCTTAATCCAAATAAAACATAGGATATAATATGACGGTAAGAACAGAAAAAATACAAAGTTTAACAGGATCAGCTCCTTTAAAACTTCCTACATCTTTGCCCTCTACAAATACAACAGTTCAGGTAGACACGGATGGAACGATGACTGCGGAGTCTGGAGCAGTTACAACATTTAATACTTTAACAAATAGCGCTGGTGAAACAGGGTGGGTATGTCTAAATGTTGTAGAGCAAGATTCTTTAGCAGCAGAGATTGATGTTCAACTATCTTCAGGATCATCTGTATCCGCTTCTGATATATATATGTATAAAATACTATTTGATCTTCATGGTAGTCAAAACAGTTCAACTTCAGGACAGTATCTCTATGTAGCCCCTTTAAACGGAAGCACTAATATTTCTAATAGTAATTTATATAATGCAGGTTGGTCAGCTACCGATGGCAGTAGTAGAAGTTATGGCCCTTATGGAGGCACAGGAAGTGTTGGTTCTTATGAATTTACTACAAGTGGTATTATAGGAACGGGCAATTCTGCTGATACATATAGCGCGCAATTTGATATGTCTACAACTCAAACAAGTACCTATCCTTGGAGAGCAGGTATTTACGGTGAAATGAGGTATTACAATGGAGCCGGGTTAAGACACTTTTGTGAACAAGATATGGCTATGAATTGGAGTCACATTAATGGTAATGGTGACTGGTATCAATACAGTTACGGTTATCAAATGTATTCTAATTATTATGTTCAAAAACCTTACAGCGGTCGAACCAACACTCAATTTGCTGATGGATTTAAATTTTATAGCAATAGCAGTAATAAATGGCAGGGAAATATTCAACTTTGGGGTATTACTAAAACATAAGGAGAAAAAATGTCGACACTTGCTACAAATAAATTAGGAACGCTTTCAGGTAATGCTGATATGACACTCCCTTCAACACGCCCTAGCGCTACCGCAGAGGGTTATCTTGATAATAATGGAAATTTAACTTTTAGTGCTGCCGGAGCAACGCCTTGTGAGTTTTATGTAACTGATGCTGGCACTCCTATGGTAACAACAGTTTATGTTGATTCTACCTACAATGATGCCACTCCTGCTGTAGGAGATTCTAATTTTAGTAACAGTTCTAATGATTATTTTGGATGGAATTTAGGACTTTGGAATTTACCTTCTGCTATACAATCAAATTATTTAGCTCAAGCAAATATGAGGTGGCTCGATTTAGATTTTACTTTTTATAATAATGACGATCAGGGCGGCGGAACTCTTGCTTATTTTATGATTTTAAACAGAGCTGGCACAGCTCATGGTTGTAATAATGGCAATCCAAATGGAATCGGTGATAGTTATGACAGCCAAGGAGCAACAAACAATTCGTGGGAAGGTAATAGCAATTGGAGTAGAAATACAACCGCTAGTGGCTCTGGTTCTAATTCATGGTCTGGACAATACAATCAATGGTCATCTGGCCCTTATCTGTATCAAACAAATAGTAATACCCAAATAGGACAAGCTAGTGGAAGACTGCACGTAAAGTGTGCGCCTGGAGCCTATCAAAGAGTATGGCATGATGGATATTATACTTATAATAACAGCTTTAATTATGGCCCAAACTGGTATTTTGGCGCTAAAATGCCATATCGACAAAACACAACGTGGAGTAACTCTAATCAATACACATGGGGTGGAGAATTTGGCGGATTTAGATTAAATGGAGGTGGATCTAGTACAAATGACGCCAACAGACAAGTGTGGCTGACTGCTGTTTTAAAATGCAGAATTAAACCAACGGCTGTTGTATCAAGTTAAGGAGAGAAAATGGCATATCCAACTAAAAAGACATTAACCAAAGGTAAAATCAATGATAGAAACCCAACAACATTTGAAAGAGAGTGGAGGGATGAAACCGATGCTGAGTTAGCCGATAGACAAGCTGCTCATGACGCTTCTGTTGATAACTACCATGTTTCAAGAATTAATGAGTATATAGAGTTATTACAGGGTACAAAGTCTCAATTAGATTGGACACAATTGGTTGATGCTCCACTAAAAAATCAAGACGAATTTACAACATATCGAGCAAGTTTAGACGCATTAGTTGCAAACAAAGGTGAATATGTGGATGGAAGTGGTGATCCAGTAGATAAAACAGATACTTTTTGGGATGAAGGAAGTGTTTTATATGATTTTGTTCCTACAGCTCCTACTCCAGAATATAAAGATGATTACGATCCCGAAAATCCCGAAGGTCACGAACCCCCATCAGAATAGGAGATGAAAACCAGATACTCGTATTCTTTTTTAAAATAGGATAAAATAAAATATGGCATTTGGTTTTGACTCATACGCACAAGACGCTTTCTCCACTTCAGGAGGAGGGCCAGTCAATGTAACTGTATCCGCTACAGGCGTAGCCGGAACAACTAGCCTTGGAGTTGTTACAACTAAATTTGATATGGTGTTTGAGGTTACGGGTGTTCAGGCAACTGGAGCTATTGGAACTGTTAATGCGGGAGCTGGCGTCATAGTCTTCCCAACGGGTGTATCGGCAAATGCTGAATTAGGTAACGAAACGGTCTTTGTAGGTATTCTTGTTCCCGTTAATAACACTAACCTTCTAATGACAGCAGAGTTAGGGACAGTAGAGGCGGTCTTACCGATTACTGCTGAAGTAACTGGAGTTTCTGCAACAGCTCATTTAGGGCAAGAAACGGTTGTTGCGGGTAATGTTATAGCTAAACCAAGAGGCGATGAAACATTTAATGTGACAGTTGCTAACGGTGGTAGTGGTAATGTTTATTACTTAAACTACTTTATGCAGACTACACTTGATAGTCTTCATCCTCCATTTACCTATCGCTTTGATTTATCAGACTCTTCTGTTGGAACTCATCCTTTACGATTCTCTACTACAGCAGATGGAACGCACGGAGGAGGAACGGAATATACAACAGGAGTAACAGTTAATGGAGTTGCTGGTAATCCGGGAGCTTATGTAGAAATTACTCTTACTGATTCTACACCACAACTGTATGTCTATTGTGCAAGCCACCCAGGCATGGGCTTCATGCTTGATATGGATTATAATGCTGAAATAATTGGAAATACCGCACTAAATAGTGTAACAATTAAAGCATCTATACTTATTCCAGTAAATAACTCTGGAATGAATGTCTTTGGTATAGTTGGAGATGTAAATGTAACAGGCACAGCTCTTATTACTCCAACCGGAGTGAGTGCCACAGGATTTATTTCTTCTGGTCAAGTACCTGCTGTTAATGTGTGGCAAGTAATTGACGATTCGCAAACCCCAGGTTGGACGGAGATAGCAGCGTAATGGCAAGTACATATTCAAATTCTTTAAGATTAGAACTTATTGCTACCGGGGAACAAGCTGGTACATGGGGTTCTACCACCAATCGAAATGTGGGAACTTTATTAGAGCAAGCAATAGCTGGTTATGAAGTTATAACTATTTCTGGAGATACCACTCTTACAACAAATAATGGTCAAACAGATCAATCAAGAAATATGGTTCTTGATGTTCAAGGAACTATTGCAACAACTGCAAATATTTATATTCCAGCCCAAGAAAAATTATATGTTGTAAAAAATGGAACAACGGGTGGACAAAGTATAGCTGTAAGAACAACTGGGCCTACAGGAACAAGTGTCACTATTCCAAATGGTAAAACAACAATTTTATATGGAACGGGTTCTAATGTTTATACAGCTCTTACATTTACTGATGATTTAGATATAGATAATATTAATTTTACAGGAAACACAATTTCTTCCACAGATACTAATGGAAATATTAATTTAACTCCAAACGGAACGGGAAGCGTGGTTCTTTCTAAAGATGTAACAGCAAGTCAAGCTTTAACAGTAACTACAAATTTAGCCGTAGATGGAAATACCACTTTAGGCGATGCCTCTGGAGATACAACAACAATTAATGGTAATGCTGTTTCTATTCCTAATGGATTAAACTTTGATACAAATACTTTAGTATTAGATCAAACAAATAATAGAGTGGGTATTGGACAAGCTAATCCGTCTTCTGCCCTTCATGTTGCTAATAGAACAATTACCGATGATTTTACTATAGGTGGCACGGGTGGTTATCAATTCCCTAGTTCTTCTGGAACTTCCGAACAAATTTTACAAATGAACAGTTCTGGAAATTTACAGTTTGTTGATATTGGAACAATTGGAGCATGGTCAACTGTAGGTAATGCTATAAGTGGTGGAGCAAATTCCATGACTATTTTTGGATCTGTTGCTTATGATGTATGGTGGGCTACTTATCGGTTACTTTTTGATGCTACAACTTTGACAACATTTAGAGTTGGTTTAGTCGATTCAGCTGGTAGCCAAGTATCTGCTAGTAACATATTTAACAGCACATTTATCTACCAAGATGTTTCAGGAGCTAGTGGAGGCGCTGTAACATCAAATGCAAATAAATCTTCTAATGCAGCCACAGGAGTTATTGCTGTTGGAAGTGTCCCTACTTCATCATCAACGGAAGTAGTTGTTGAGGGAACAATGTATTTATTTAGAAACGCTCAATACTCTTCAGGAAATAATTTTGCTGGTAATGCCCAATCTACGTGTACAAAAGATGGTGGAGCAACTGGTGATATAGGTACTACAAGTCAATGTTATATAAAGGAAGCGTCAGCAAATGCGACTGCTGTATATGGCTTAGTGTTTAGTGAATTAGGTGGCAACACCTTAAAATCAGGATCTCGTATAGATTTATATGGCGCATCATTCCCAACTTAAGGTAAACAATGCTAGAGAATGTTCAATTCAAACCTGGAGTTATAAAAGAAGGAACACGCTATTCAAATGAGGGTGGATGGTATGATTCTGACAAAGTAAGATTTCGTTCAGGTTTTCCAGAAAAAATAGGTGGTTGGGAGAAAAGAGGAAGTAATACTTTTCAAGGTATTTGCCGTAGTTTAAATCAATGGGCCGCTATTGATGGAAGTCAATATATAGGTGTTGGAACTAATCTTAAATTTTATGTATCTGAAGGTGAAGCTTATAATGATATTACACCAACGAGAAAAACTTCTTCACTAACAAATCCATTTACAACTGTTAACGGATCTACTTTAGTTACCGTAACTGATGCGGGCCATAATGCTGGTCAAAATGATTTTGTAACTTTTTCAGGAAGTGGCGCTGTTGGCGGAGTTCCAGCAGCAGATTTTAACAAAGAACATCAAATAGTTACAATTATTGATAATGATAATTACACCATAAATGTAGCCACCTCGGCGAGTTCAGCAGTAAATGGAGGTGGTTCAGTTAATGCTGTTTATCAAATTAACACGGGTTCAGTGGACTATACAGCTGGTGTAGGTTTTGGAGCTGGTTTTTTTGGTGGAACACAAACAGGAGTGCAATCAACAACTACAACCGGAACTAATAATGCTGGCTCTAGCACCATTAATGTAGTATCCACTGCTGGTTTTACAGTAACAGGAACAATATTAATTAATGAAGAATTAATAACTTATGGAGCATTAACAGCTACATCTTTTACAAGCTGTACAAGAGGTCAATCAGGAACACAAGACGCAACACATACAGCTGGAGCTATTGTTCAACAAGCCGATACTTTTATTGGATGGGGTAATGCGGCTACATCATTAACAGACGGCCAACAATTACGATTATGGGGTAAAGATAATTTTGGTGAAGATTTAGTATTTAATGTTAATAATGGCGGTGTTTATTATTGGGATAAATCAGGTGGAGTTTCTGCCCCGGCAGTTGCTTTATCTGCTAAAGCCGGAGCGGATGGATTTGCGCCAACAGTAGCGACACAAGTTCTTGTTAGTGAACTTGGTAAACATGTTATTTGTTTAGGAGCTAATGAACAAGGATCTAGTACGCAAGATCCTATGCTTATTCGTTGGTCTGACACAGAAAATCCAAATATCTGGCAAGTATTAAATGAAAATAATGCTGGTGATTATCGACTATCATCTGGTAGTAAAATTATTGGAGGGATTAAAACAAGACAAGAAATATTAATTTGGACCGACACAGCTTTATATGCCATGACTTATTCTGGTACAAATTTTGTTTTTAATTTTAGTTTAATGGATGAAGGCACTTCTATCTTATCACCTAATGCAGCTATCAATGCTAATAATGGTATCTTTTTTGCTGATAGTGAAAACTTTTATGTGTATACCGGTTCAGTTCAAACCTTGCCATGTAGTGTAAGAAATTATGTATTTAACGATATTAATATGTCACAACGCTACAAAGTTTTTGCTGCTAGAAATGAAAACTTTAATGAAGTGTCTTGGTTTTATCCAAGTGCTGATTCTACCGAAGTAAATAGATATGTAACTTATAATTATGTAGAAAGAACTTGGGCTGTAGGTACAATGGATAGAACAGCTTGGGATGATGTAGGAACTTCTGTTACTAATCCTATAGCAGCCGGCACCAATAATTATATATATAACCAAGAAACTGGAGATGATGACGATGGATCTGCAATGACGGCTTATATTGAATCAAGTGATATTGATATTGGAGCCGGTAATCAAATGATGTTTATCAGGCGTATATTGCCAGATATTTATTTTTATGGAACATCAACTTCACAAGACATGAATATAATTGTAAAGGTTAGAGATTATTCATCTAGTTTGAATCCTCCAACAACAGATCAAACATTTACATTTCAAACCGGAGCGAGTAACAGCGGATCTACGGGATCACAACAATTATATTCTCGCATCAGAAGTAGACAAGCTGCTTTTCGTTTTGAAAGCACTACTACAGGCCAACAATGGAGATTGGGAGGAGTAAGATTAGATATGAAACCGGATGGTAGAAGATGAGCAGAACACCTGAACAAGTATTAACAAAAACAACTTTACCGCTCCCGGAAAGAGAGTATCAAGAATCCTATTTTAGAAGGTTAGTAGGTGATATTCAAAGGATATTTACCAGCTTACAAACACCAGAGGAAACTAGAGAAGAGTCTGAGACTTTTTCTTGGTTTATAAGTTAATGGCAAGAGCCTATTTAAATATTGTGAAAAATGGTTTATCATCGGGCGATAATACAATTTATACTTGCCCACAAGGTGGACAAGCTATAGTTAAAGTTGTAAATATATATAATACCTCTGGAGGAGCTGTAACAGTTTCTACAAAAGTATTAGATAGTTCCTCAACCACTACAGGTGTATGGAACGAAACATCAGTGTCTGCAAGCACACAAGAACGAGTCCTTCAAAACGGAGAAGTTATAATTTTGGAGTCAAGTGACGTATTGAAAATAAACGCTGGGACAGGAACGGCAATAGATTCAATAGTTTCTTTACTTCAAATAACATGAGGACAATATGGCGTGGTATGATTTTATTCTAGATACTGGTAAACAATTTTTTAAACCTCAGAATTTAATGAGTTCTTTAGGCACCGCAGGCATTATGCAATTGTTTGGTGGTGATAGTGATGATTTTAAAAGAAACTTTTTATTAAGTAATTTATCACGATCTATGAATCCTTTATCATTAAGCGCTAAAGATAAGCAAAAAGCTTTTGCAAAATTAAGCCCTAAAGAAAAACAAGAATATACAAATTTAGCTCGTTCTGGAAATTTAAGAAAAGAAGACTTTCAAACTTTTAAAGATTTAGGAGTTATTAAGCCTGGCGCATTTAATACTCATGAAGATTATTTACAATACTTTCAATCGAAACAAGCTCCTTCAGCTGGTTTACCTGATTTTACTCCCCCAGAAGGTCCAAAACTAATGCGTACATCTATGGGTGGTGGATCTAATCAACCTTCCCAACAAATAAGTACAACTTCTTATAAAGGTTTTAATGATCCAGCTGGTATATTGAGTTTACCTCAATCTCAAGGAACAAGTCGCGGTGGCGCACCGAATTATGAAATAACAGAAGGTCCGGGAGGAACACAACGGTATTACGATCCAAAGAGCGGAAAAGAATTTATTCTTGGTGGTGATGGAAAAGTAAGCATGATAAGTCAAGGCAGTCCTCAAGCCCCCGGCTTTGGACAAGGAGGATTTAATTTTAATCAAGGTATTGGTGGATTGAATCAAGGATTCTTTGGACCACATCTTCAAAACTTTGATCAGATTATGATGAATAAACTTTTATTAGAGGCTATTAATCCTGATTATTACAAGAAAAGAGATTTTGCAGCGGAGGCTGAAGAAAGAGATAAGAGATTAAGAAGAGAATTTAGAGCAGAAAGTTTAGATCCAATGATGTCAGGTTTTGCACGCAACATGCGTCCACGAGGATATAGCTCTGGTGGTATCACTGATTTAACAGACGGTGGAGAATCGGCTGGCCCCGGAACAGGAACTTCGGATTCTATCCCGGCTTTATTATCTGATGGAGAATTTGTTATGACAGCTGAGGCGGTAAGAAATATGGGTAATGGTTCACGAGAAAAAGGAACTCGTAAAATGTATAATTTAATGAATAGTTTAGAAAGAAAAGCATAATGGCTGAAGTAGGACAATCACAACAAACATATATGGATCCTGTAAAAAGAGAATTACTTAATTTCTTGGTACAACAGTCTATGGGTTTAATTAGCGGAATGCAACCTAAGTTAGACGATCAAGGGAATATTATTTATGGTACGCGAAAAGATTCTTTAGGAAATCCTTTACCAGAAATGGAATATGTAGGAAGACCTTTTTCACAAGATGCCGTTACTAAACAAGTTGCACCCTTAACTGGATTAGAAACCTCCGCTTACCAAGCTGCTGGCGCTGGAGTCGGTCAATTTCTTCCTTACTTGCAAGATGCAAGAAGACTGTATGGCGAAGCGGGAGCGCTAGAAAGAGAGCGAGTACCATTTGTTACAGAAGGTATATTAGGTACCCGTAAAGGAATGGATTTAGTAGAAAGCGCATTACCTTACTATCAAGGAATTGCTGACGAAAATAGATTTACAGAACAAGTTGCTGATAGATTAACAAAAAGATTAGAAGATAATGAAGCGAGACAATTAAGTAATTTAGCACGAAGCGCTGGTGGATCTGGAGCTTTAGGCGGAAGTCGTTACGGAATAGAAAGAGCTAATATACAAGAAGGAACTCAAGAAGCTTTAGCTGATAGTTTAGCAAACTTGTATAACACAAATTTTCAAAATCAAAGACAAGCTGAACAAGTTGCAGCCCAAGGCATAAGTAGTTTAGGCAGCACATATGGAACTATGGCAAGAGCTGTTCCGTCTGTTGCTCAAGGATATGGATCTGTAGCAACTGGACTTGGATCTTTAGCTGGTAACTTTGCCCAATTAGGTCAAACAGGACAACAAATGTATGGACAAGATTTAAATACAGCTAGAACATATGGGCAATCATTAAGAGATTATAATCAAAGTTTATTAGACACACGACAATCTAATTTATATGCTGAACAATCTTTACCGTTCCAGTTATTAGGTTATATGTCAGGTGTTACAGGAAGTTTACCAAATAATCCTTACACTATATCAACTCCATTACCTAACCAAGGCGATAGTTATGGAATGGCATCCGGTATAGCTGGCGTAGGTCCGTTTGGTGGAGGGAGTGTATAATGCATAAACCTTGGCATCAAAGATCTATGATGAAATATAATGTTGGTGGACCGGTATCAACTACACGTAAAAGACGTGGATTTGTTCCAGCAAATCCAAATATACAAACAAAAGAAGTTATTACGGTTGATGATCAAGGGCGCCCATTATTTTTAATTCCAAGTACAAGCGGTGGTCATGCTGGTAGAAGAAAAGAACTTATTAATAGAGAAAAGATAGAAGGTATTCTTTCTAATCTTCCTGAGATAATTAGGAAACATCCACATGCTAATCGCGCACCAATAATAAAAACAGATTATGGACCATTAGGAATTTTAGGTCTTAATGTTAAGGATGGATTAATTAATATGATTGGTAATAATAACCAAAGAGATAGAGCTGTTGCTGAATATCTTCAAGAAAACCCTGATCGCTACACTGCAATTATGGAAAGATTTGACGGAGATATAAATAAACTATCAGAATATCTTTCATCTGATGAAGTTACGGCAGAAGACATTGAATTATTTAATCCTGAACTCACCGAAAATCTTGAGATAGCAAGTGGCACTACTGAAAACCAAGATCAGAGTGATGCAACAACAGTTAGCACTGAAGAAGAAGAACAACAAACAGACGACAATACAGAACTACCTCCAGAAGAGCCAAAAGAAGAAACAGTGGAAGATTTTGTGAATCGCATAAGTACAGAATCTTTTATTGATAAAAGTCCAGAATACAGACCGGAGGCAAAACGAGCTGGTAATGTAGCTCAAATGTATGGTGAAATTGCTCCAGGTCAAGTAGGTGGTTTTGGTCCGGGACTGTCCCGCGGAGCGCGGACAGCGGAGCTGCGCCAGCAAGGTATTGAAGATAAAGAAAGAGAATACGAAAAAGAAAGAGCAATAGAGATGGCTAAGTTAGCTGCTGAACCTAAATATGGAAAGTTAGTTGATTTTAAATTAGGTCCTCTAGGAGACAGTAATTTAGTATTACAAAAATATGTAAGTAAAACCCCTGGATCAAGAGAGTCTTTAGCTGCAGAAGGATCCGCTGCTATGGTGGTTAATGAAGTTTATAATGGCATAAAAAATATTAATGCTGGTTTATCTAAAATTAATTGGTTAAAGCAAAATGCTGACGGCGCAACTGGTGGGCCGCCTGCCCTTAAATCTTTTGCCGAAAAAGCAGCGCAAGCTTTAGGAATTTCATTACCTGCGGGACAATACACTACTCAAAAAGCTGTCGTTGATTTTCTTCAATTAGAATATGCTAAACAATTATTGGGAGAAGGCGGTAAAACAATATCTAATGAAGAAAGGCAAATGGTTAGAGAAGCTTTAGGCAAACCAGGAGTATTTAATACAGTATCTGAGATGTTAGTAAAACTAGGAGAAGTGGAAGACAGACTAACTCGTAATTTAAAAGAGCATGAAAGATTTATAAATAATGCAGCAGCCGAACATCCATCTATCAATGATGCGCTAATTACTTATCAAGAAAATATAGGTGTTAGACCATCTTCTCAAAAACCAGTAGACGAAATGTCCGAAGAAGAAATTGATGCTGAGCTAAAAGGTTAATTATGGCTGATACCTTAGAATTAAAAAGAAAAAGATTAATGCTAAAAAGACAGCGAGAGTCTAATAGCGGTAATCCCAATGCTGAATCTTTTTTTAAATCAGCTCAAGTATCAGACATTCCTCAAACACAAGGAACAGATCCATCTCAATATGTAGATCAAAATATTGCACGTTCTCCTGAAAGAGAAAAATATGACACTGATGTTGATTATTCAAGTGGAATAAAAAATCAAGGATTTCGCTGGCGATTTTCTAATTTAAATACCGACAAAGAAAGAGCTTTATTATTAAATAAAGAATTAGGCCCTCAAAAAGAATTTTGGGATGTAGATAGATCAGGAAGATTTATTCTTACGACTTCTGGAAGACAAAAATTAGGTGATGAAGGAGAAGGTAAAATAGCTATTGATGAGGAGGGATTGAGCTGGAGTGATGTTACAGACTTTGTTGGTCAAGCTGGTCTTCCCATTTTAGGCTCTATTTTAGGAACAGTTGGAGCTGTCATAGCTGCACCTGTTGCCGCTCCATTGCTAGCGGCAAGTGCGGGAGCGGGGCTAGGAGCTGGTTTGTTTTCTTTTGCAGATGAAATGCAACAAAAAGGACGAGGTGTAGCAGATGAAGATTTTAATGAATATGGAAAAAGAGCGGCAATAGAATCAGCTTTAGGTGCTGGCGGTGAACTAGTTGGCGGTGTTCTTTTTAATACTATTAGAAGATTAGTTAAAAAGAGTGGCGGAACCGGAACCGGTCTTGTTAAAGATGTATTTTTAGGTAAAGGTGCTACAGAAGAAGGAATTGAAAGAGCAGCTCAATTAAGAAGTTTAGTTGAGTCAGAATATACACCTGACATTACAGCCGAAGGATTAAGTAACAGACCTATTATGGGTATTAATGTAAGAATAGCTGAAACACTTTTCCCCGGTAGAATAGAAGAAAATGCTCAAGTTTTAAGAAAAAGAATAGCCGACCAATTATTTGATGGAAGAGAAGACTATTTAGATATTAAAGCTTTAGAAGAAATGGTAGAGCAATTTGAAAAAGGAAAATTAAGAATTGGAAGTGAAACAGTAGAACTAGCAGAACAAGATATTAAAAATTATCTTACTTCAGCTTATGATAATATTTTACAAAAGGTGGAAACAGAAGGATTTGATCCAGCTCAAGCAGCTAAACAGTTAAGTGAAGTGCAACAAGCTTTTCATAAAACAATGGATGATACATTTTTAGCTATCGACATAGATATGGGAATGGCAAATAGTAAGTTACTTGAAATTGAGGATTTAGGAAAAACTTTAGAAGAATTTGATGATACTATAATTTTGAAAACACAAACTCCGTTAGATGGAGGTGGGCCTGTTGGTCCCGCTTTTATAGCACCAACAAATTTTAAAAATATGTTAAATGCTACTTTGGAACAATCAGGAGGAGATCCAAACGTAATATCTAACACAATCATTAAAAAGATTTTAGAACCAGATCCTGAAAAAGGAGGTCTTTCTCATTTAACTTTAAGACAAGTAAACGCAATAAGATCATATATAAATAGTTTTGATGCAGAAAAAGCTATTGGTGGAGATGCTTCAACATTTGGATTAGGAAAATTAAGAGAAGCTTTAGATGATGATATTGCTCTTGCAGCTAATAAAATAAGAGATGTTAATACATCTTTAAAAGGTAAAGCTAAACTTAATGAGAACGAAAAACTTTTAAGCGATGCTTTTAAACAAATGGAAAAAAGCGTAGATGATTTAGAAAAAGCTCAATTAAATTATGCAGACTTCATGACGCATCAGGATGACGCATCCATTAGGGCTATGGTTCGTAGTGTAGTAAATGGTGAAGCTGCGACCGGAGATTATATAAATACTTTATTAAATGATCCTAATGCAATGGCTAAATTTTTAAGTGGAATAAGAAAAGCAAAATCAAGTGAAGGATTTAAAGGTGTCCAAGGTAATTTAGTTGAACCACCAACATTTACAAGAGGAGAACAAGCAACTTTAGAAAGCTTTGCTACTAGAGCCGGAAAAACTTTAGAAGAAGTAGTAGATGATGTTACTCAAAAAATGGAAACTCCTGGCGCTCTTAAGACACAAGATGAAATAACAATAAAAAACATTATAGAAAGAAGTAATACACGAAAACAAAACTTTGAAGAGTTTGGTAGATCTATGACAGATACATTACCAGCTTTAGAAGATAAAAGTATTGAAATATTACAAAAGAAATTTTTTCAGAACGCAATTAAAAAAGCAACTGTTGATGGTAAATTTGATGTAAGAAAATTTGGACAATACATAGATAGTTTTAATGCTAAACCTAGAGTTGCAAAAGGATCTGAACCGGGAACAGCCGGAGCGGGATTTATAGATAAATCTTTTGAAAATAAAACTTTTTTTGAAATGCTTTTTCCTGATGGAAAAGGTATGGAGATGATAGAAAGTATTCAAAAATTAAATAGAAATATTGCTGACGGAGAAATCGATAATTTTACATTTATAGCTGATGATCTTCTTTTAGATAGCACAGCCCCTAACGCAGGTGGTGTTCAAATAGATGAATTAATTAGTAGGTTAAAAGAAGGAAAAGAATTATCAGAAACTTTAGTTGGGCCTCAATCTGCAAAAATGACAGATCTTGCAGAAAACCAAACAGGAAGTCAAGCACTACGCTATATTGCGGGGAGAAGCCCCGGCGAACAAGTGCAATATTTTAAAGCAGCTGATAAACATATAAAAAAATTAAGAGAGGCTGGAAAAACTACTTTAGCTGATGAATATGATGTATTTAGAACTAATGTAAGAGATTTATTATTAGCTCGCTTAATTGATAGAGGATCTGGGAATGCTACCGATGATGTATTTAATGTTTTAGATCCTAGAAAATTAAAAAGAATATTGTCTGGTGAGGGAAAAATAGCTGGATATTCAGATAATGACTTAGATTTAATTTTTGGTAAAGGTATGAATTTTACTGATAAAAAAATATTTGGCAAACAACCTAAAAATTTTACAGATGCAATTAAGTTAATAGGTGAAGAGGCTGAATTAGTTTCTTCATTAGGAGGGGGAAGTAAACAACGGGGTGTAGGACTACAAGCAGCTACAGCATCTACTAATGTTGCTGGTGGTTTTTTAGGAGGAAACAGAAGACAAGCATGGAACGGTTTAACAAAAATAGGAAGAGCAATGGTAATGGCTCGTACAATTCAATCGCCAGCCTATATGAAATGGGCGCTTACTCCTCCTAAAACTTTAGCACAAATGAAAAAAGCTAGAGTAGCTTTACGCGATGCTTTTATCCAAAGTTTAAATAGAGTTGTAGGATCTGGAAGTAAAGCTGCTGTTGGTGAAGTTAATGAATTAATTCAAGAAGAGGTAAAACCTCGCGTAGAAGAAGTGACAGAAAAAGTAACTGAATCTGTAAGACCAGAAACACAAGGTGGTCCAGAAGTAGAAAGAGATGAAAGAGCTGTAGAAATACAAACTCCTCGAATACCTATACCTTCTCCTCAAGAAATATCTTTACGCGGTCCAGCAATGGATTTATCTTCAGGTAATATAGAACGAGATATTGCACTTGGGGCTGCGGGAACGAATCCGACAACACAAGCACTATTAAGAGCAAGAGGTAGAGCATAATGGCAGAAAATAAAACAGGAATAGGTGGATTATATTCAAGCGGTTATGGCCCCTACATGACACGAACAGACGCTCAATTTGTTAGAAGACCAGCTCAGAATTTTATGACTGGTCAAAATCTTCAGAACCCTCCATTGGACATTTTTGATGTTACGATGAATCCCGATCAATTCTTTGGCGGTTCAGGAACTGGAACATTTAATCAACAATTTGAAGGAAGCGTACGACGTCCCGGATTAGGATCAGGTAATCCTAATTTAGGAGATCCAACCTTTGGTGGTGGGACCGTCCCAGGTGGCGGGGGTGCCGGGAACACCGGCGGGGGAGGATCTGGAGGTTCTGGAGGCGGCGGAGGCGGCGGAGGTGACGGCGGCGTCATCATAGGCCCCGGACCAGGCGGAGGTGGTGGTGTTGATTTAGAATTACCCGTAGTTAAAGGGCCTGGGACTGGTGAACAAATATTAGGGCTGTTGATTGGAGCCGGTCTTTCAGCTGCAATGCCAACAATTATTAGTAAATTATCAAGTGGAATGGGTTTTGGTGATTTATCAACAGAAGAACAAATTAAAATTAATCAAGCTTTAAATCAAACTGGCTATGATATGAGTGCTAATTTAACGAATATTATTGATAGTAAAATAGATCCAATAATTGAAAACAATATTGAAACTAAATTTGAAGAAGATTTATATGATAATTTAGAGCCTGATGACGATATATTTGGAGCAGATGATAATTACACACGTTTAGATGACATGACAAATGCGGCCATAGATAGTATGTTGCAAGCAGAGGAAGATAATCTTGGTCCAACAGAAAAAGTAACTGTTTATGAAGTTGATGATCCTACTTCTTTTACGGGTGATTTAACAAATTTAGCTGGAGACAGTGTAGAGTTTATTACAGGAACTGGTGCAGGCGTAGATAGACAAGGTAATGTTTATGTTGAAGAGGTAGAAACAACTGCTGACGCAAGTCAAGTAGAAGAAATGAATCAGTTAGAAGATGATCTTAAAGAAGCGGGTTATACTGATAAAGATATTTTAAATATTCAAAGTAATGACGCTCTTTATCAATCTTTATTAAGCAAGGCTATAGGTGTAGACGCTTTAGATTTTCTTATAGGCGGAGACAAAGGAAAAATACCAGTAGTAAAAGATTATGAAATTGAAACTTTTGTAAGTGGTGGTGACGAATTAGATGTAGGGACATCGCAAGATAATGAAGATATTTTTAGTTTAGAAGAATCGTCTAGTGATGATTTTATGTCCGATGAAAATTTAATAATGGATGAAGCTGGTAATTTTTATAAGAAAAATTCTTTAGGAAAATTAGTAAAAATAACTCCGTCAATCGCATCCGGCATAACAACTCTTGGATTAGGTGATCCGTCTAATGTTAACGAAATAGTTAAAATATTGGATCCGTTAGAATTTACTGAGGCAGGCGCTTCAAATATAGCTGGTGAAGGAACTGGAATTTTTTATAATGATCCCGGTATGACGAAAGCAGAAAGCCTTATATCATCTCTGGGAGATTCGTCTACTTATACTTTAAACGAAGCTGGAAATTATGTAAGTAAAAATACAGGAAATGTTATTTCTTCTGCGGAATATAATGATTTAGTAAACGCGGAAGAGGCAGTAGATACATTTGATGAAGGCGGAGGTATATTTGATTTCCTAAGCAAAGGTGGCGGAGATGTAGCTGGTTATAAAGGTGGCTTAAATGTTGGAGAAGGAATATCTGTTGGTTTATCAGCATTACAACTAGGTAAAGCTATTAAAGATGGAGATGCTGTAGGTATGGCATCTGGAACTTTGGGTATTATAACAACACTTGCAGGTATCGGAGGATTACCCGGAATAGCAATAGGGATGGCTCCAGCGCTTATGCAAATGGCACTTGGAGGACCAGAACCTTATACAGTTGGAACTGAAGCTACCGTAAGAGATGATGGATATGTAGATATTAAACCTGTATATGACGGAGGTCGTGAAATTGATACAGTAAAAACATTGGTGGGATCCGCTGACAAAGTAAATAGTATTATCTTCCAAGCTAAATTAGAGGGAATAGATGTTGGTATAAATGATGAAGGAGCAAAAGCTATTTCTGATGCTACTACATTTACAAGTATGCCAGGAGGAAAAGAGAAAAGTGGTGTTGGATATGTCGGCCAACAAATTGAAGAGTTAGGCGGTTCAGATGCTGTTGCTACAAACGCTCTTATGAAAGCTATTGAAGTGGGTGGAGTAACTGGAGATGTTGAGGCTTTTGCAGAAATAGTAAATAGAGAAAAACCTGATGCATTTGATGAAGGCGGATGGGGTAAATTAAATAACCAAATAGATCTTATTAATAATGCTGTCGATAGTGGATTAATTCCAGACGCTACAAGAAATTATGGAAAACCAGATAATGTAGTTGGATATAGAAATCCGGATCTCAATAATATATGGGATGACGCTGGCACTCCAGATGATTTTAGTGATGATGAATTAATATTTGCTGCACCATTCTCAAGCCAAGCATTATCTCAAGCACCTGGACTTCAAAACATTAGTTTAGGAAGTGACGAAGAAGTTGATAAATTTAATGCAATGATTGAAGCTAACAGAAAAGCTGATGATATCACTGAAGTTATAGCAAACTTACAAGGTGCTGGTTATGATGGCTTTGCCGATTACTTTGTTGATGAACTAGATAAAAGAAACGAAGGATCTATTTAAGACGGCGTAGATAAACCTATTGATTCAATACCACTAACAGAAACATCTTCATCTTTACCAAATTCATTATTCCATTGAAATCTAATTAATTGATTTAAAACAGATATTTGTGTCTTACCTGAATGCTTGGCCATAATTCTTAAACGAGCTAGATCCTCTGTATATATTCTAGCCGTTGAATAGCTTTTTTCTTTTTTGTTTTCTGCCATGTTACTCTCCTTAAAAACAGTTTACATTATATATATATTGTATCAGTTTACAAGATTACAAAAAAAATATTTTTTTTTACTTGTATTACAAATGTAAACGATATATAAAAATCAAAACGGTGAAAAAAATCGCCAACTTATTAACTACTTATAAAGGATTAAAAAATGCAAAAAAAAACATGCAACAAGTTTAGTAAACTTAATATTAACGAATTGTCAGAACAAGAGGTTGTAGAAAATCTTTTCCTTCTTACTCAACAACAAAGAGAAGATAGAAATACTGCCTCTAAACTCAGGAGTGCCTTACATAGATATGATGGGCAACGCTTGATGGCACGGCTGCAAGACGATGGAGTGGATACCGGAACGAGAACCTTCGATCACGTTGATGGTTTCAAAGTTGAAGCCTCACTCACTCCAAAAGTACAATGGGATCAAGAACTGCTTTCTAAAGCATTTGATGATCTACAGCAGAAACACGGAAGTGATGCTGCTAAACATTACGCTGATGTAAAATTAAGTGTGAGCGAACGCAATTATAAAAACGCTCCTCCTGAGATTAAAAATATACTTCAAAAAGCACGAACAGTTGTAGTGCCTGATGAAGCGTCTTTTAAAATCACTGAAAACAAGGGAGAATAACATGGAAATAATTTCAGCTAATGAAAGATTAAATGCCGATTATGGTGCTAAAGTAATGTTACTTGGCGAGCCGGGCATTGGTAAAACAACACAGATACTATCATTAAATCAAGAAAGAACATTGTTCTTAAATATTGAATCTGGTGATCTATCTGTTCGTAATTTTAAAGGTAAAACTTTAGAGCCAAGAGATTGGGAAGACTGTAAAGATATTGCAGTTTTATTAGGCGGACCGGATCCAGCTGTGACAGTATCAACCATGAGTTATAGTCAAGAACATTATGATAGAGTGGCTGCGAAATATCCAGATTTTGCAAAAGAAATTAAGGATGGTAATTTATATGATACTTTATTCGTAGACTCTATCAGCGTAGCATCTCGATTATGTTATAAATGGGCAGAGCAACAACCAGACGCTCAAACAAAAGGTGGCACTATAAACACAATGAAAGTTTATGGACAACTTAGAGTTGAGTTAGTGAGTTGGGCTACTCATTTACAACATATAAAAAACAAGAATGTAATCTTTGTAGGCATTCTTGATAAGAAAAAAGATGAGGCGGACAGAGACTATTATGAAATACAATTAGATGGTACTGCGCGTAACATCATTCCGGGTATTGTTGATGAACAATTATGTTACATCACGATACCTGATCCTAATCAAGATCCAAATCAACCTAAACAAATGATAAGAAAATTTGTCTGTAACAGAGACAACATTTGGGATCTACCAGCTAAAGATCGTTCTGGTAAATTAGAGCTTTTAGAAGAGGCTCACTTAGGCAATGTATTAGTAAAAATAACAGATAATAAACAATATACAAATCAGGAGAGATAATATGAATATGAATTTAACACAAGTAAACACTGAATCAACTTCAGCATCAACAGAAAGGACTTTAATAGCCGATAAGACTATTGTTCCGGTAAAATTAACATTACAAGATCCAAGTAAAAATGTTGATGAAGCGGGTATGCCTAGGAAACCTGAGCAAATTGTTCCGAACAATCCTTATGAACATTATTCCTCTCAACAAACAGGTGATAACAGAACTCGATATTTAAGAGCAAGATTTGATGTTATCGCCGGACCAAATGAAGGATCTAGTTTTTGGCAAAACTTTACTGTCTTTCATGCAGATCCTAATAACATAAGTTTAGATATAACAAGAGAAAATTTAAGAGCTTTTGTGTGTTCTAATTATAATATTTCTTGGAAAGATGATTCACCTGAAGCGGGTAAATTATTTAATCAAGTGGGTAATGGATGGGATTTTTTAAACGGACTTCATGCTGTTGTTAAAGTAAAATTACAGCCGGGAAATGTAAAGAATGATGGATCTGGTGATAAGTGGCCTGATAGTAATGAGATATCTTACATACATGCTTTAGATAGAGGTACTGATATTTATTATCAATATGCTCAAGCTTTTGGTGTCATGCAAGGTCAAGCTGCCCCGACACCTCAACCAGCACAACCGCCTGTTCAAGAGCAAGTAACACAAAATGTTCCTCCAGCTCAACCAGCTCAACCAACATCAGATAAACCTGATTGGTGGAAACCACAGGATTAATGATGGAATTAAGTAAGAGCATGCTTACTAAGATGGGTACTGTTATTAAACTCATGGAAGAACTTCATAATGAAATACTTGAGTTTCATGAGATCAACCCTCATCTTTTTAAAGAAAGTCGAGGAAGAAAAAAATTTAGTGACAAAGCTGAAACAATTTTAAAGTTAAAATCTGAAGGTTTATCAAATGTTCAGATTGGTAAAGAAGTAAATTGTTCAAATCAATATGTATCTCAAGTCATCCGCAGATCTGCGAATGGCGCAAAGTAAGTATCGCAAGAACTCTAAGGGGGGCGCTCCAGGTTATGTTGACACCCTTAACATTAAAGCCTCCCTTAGAAACCTAAATATAACAAGCACGGGGTTAAAGAGTTGTTCTTCGTGTCATAACATAGGACATCATGGTTTTGGCAAATCAGATGTTTTTAACAAAGATATGAAATGGTTTTGTTGTCCTATGTGTCTCGCAAAAGAAGGAGTAAAAATGAAATATGATTGGAGGGATAGGCAACCTGATTTCGCCACAGTCGATATGGGCCATTTACCAGATGCATTAAAAGAATGCTTGCCTCAGGTTTTTAAATTTTTAGAAGAAAAAAATTTGTTAAACAAAACATTACATGAATTTAGTAGAGAAGAAATATTTGATTTAATTTATAATTTACACATGATTTTTAAATCTATAGAGCCAGAGGCTTTTATGATTTTTCATAGAGAAGTTATTGATGATTGGTTTTATAAAAAATATGAAAAACCTTTTACCAAAGAAGAAGAAGAAAAAATTGATGATGAAGAAATTGATGATCCAATACCATTTTAGGAGCTTTAAATGTGGAATCTTTCAACCGTCCCAAATGAGGGAGATGTTTCTGATCGTATTAACCCCTATGTTAATCACGCATTAGAATTAAAAAACAAAGACGAACCGATCCGAGGGTACATAGGTGGTTCTAATATAGGAACAGCATGTACACGAAAATTACAATATCATCTTGAAGGACAACCAAGAGATGAGAATAACCCTTTAAAAGGCGATACATTACGAATTTTTCAAGCCGGGCATACTTATGAAGAAATGCTTACCTTGTGGTTAAGAAACGGCGGCTTTGACTTAAGAACACATGATAGAAAAGGCAGACAATTTTCTTTTGAAACTGCTGAAGGAAATATAAAAGGTCATGTCGATGGCATTGTTGCAGGCGGACCTTTAGGAATTAAATATCCCATGTTATGGGAGTGTAAAAGTGCTAACGATAAAAATTTTAAATCGTTTCAACGCAAAGGTGTAGCACGACATAATGTTTTATATCATTCACAAATTGTTGTTTATCAATACTATATGAACTTGATGGAACACCCGGCATTGTTTTCCGTGGTAAATAAAAACACGCAAGAATTATATCATGAGTTAGTTCCTTTTGATTCTAAACTTGCGCAAGAATGTATTGATAAGGCTGTATCAGTAATAAAAGCGACAAAAGCAAAAGAGAGGCTTCCCCGCATTGCATTTGAGAGGGATCACTTTTCTTGTAGGTTCTGTGATTTTCAAACGCATTGTTGGGAGACGGAAAGTGAACTTTGATTTACGACATGTAAAGACTACTGCTGAAGCACCGCCTCAACAAGACTTTGATTTAGATAAATTTAAATCCGATTGTCAGTCGAGATTACCCCACATACTTCAACATCTTTTACCTAATGGTAAGATTAGGGGAGAGGAATTTGTGTGTGGGGATTTACATGGTGGCCCCGGAGATTCTTGTTCGTTTAGTTTAAATAAAAACACGCCTGGATTAGGCGGAGAGTTTAACGGCGGCAAAATGTTCGGAGACTTCATAGATCTATGGCAACATGTAAAGAATTGTGATTTCCAAGATGCGGTAAAAGATATTGGAGATTACATAAGTGTACAGACATCGCGCAAGCCGGTGCAAAGCGTGGCGCCAGCCACGCGCGAGGTCGTGAGTTCTAAAAAGCATATATATAAAGATGAGAATAATGAAATCATCTGTTATGTAATGCGAAAAGAATTTAAGGGTGGAGATAAGACATTTTATCCTGTGCTTCCTTCTGGAGAGAAAAAGTTCCCACAAGTTCGTCCATTATATAATCGCGAGAACATTGCAACATGTTCTACTGAAGATATGATTGTATTAGTGGAGGGAGAAAAGTGTGTGGACGCTCTTAGGGAAGTTGGTATTACAGCTACTACAGCTATGGCTGGATCGAATGCACCTGTTTCCAAGACCGATTGGTCCCCCTTAGATGGGCGTAATGTTGTTATATGGCCAGACAATGATGAGTCTGGTTTGAAATATAGCACTGCCGCAGCATCGCATCTTTTAACTTTGTGTAATACTGTTCGGGTTTTACAACCGGAGCAAGGAAAGCCAAAAGGATGGGACGCAGCAGACGCTATCGCTGAAGGATTCGATATTGAGTCCTTTCTTTATAAGAAAGATACCGATGTAAAGATTATCAATCTTCTCGATGATAGTCTATCGGTTTCTCAATATAAGGAAGGTCAAGCTCCTCAATTTGAATACCTTCTGGATAACACATTACCCCGAGGTGTCGCTGGCGTCATCGCTGCCGCCGGCGATACCGGTAAAGGTATGTTAACTTTAGATTTAGGATTAAAGCTTGCCTATGGTAAAGTTGGATATGATACAGCTTTCGATGCAACGCTGAGACAAAATGGATCTGTGGTTATGTTAACGGCTGAGGACGAAGCTGCGGAGATCCATAGAAGAATAGAGGGTGTTGATTTTAACGGAAGACGATTTTCTGAAACGGGATATGATTTAAAAATATTACCCTTTCCTAACTATGGTGGAGTAAGACCAATTATTATTCCAACACGAAAAGGATTTGAAGCCACGGAAGAGTGGGAAGAGATTATAGCACAAATAAAGAAGATTGACGATTTAGTTCTTGTAGTCATAGATCCATTAGCATCATTTGTATATGTCGATATTAATGCGGATCCAGCAGCCGGGGCATTTGTTACGGGACACTTCGCAAGACTTGCAGCCGAAACGAACGCCACATGGCTCTTGGTGCATCATATGGCAAAAATGGATATGAAGAACCCGGTAACAACACCTGAGCATGCACGAAACTTAATTCGTGGTACTTCAGCTATTGTAGATGGTCTTCGATTTGCATTTGCATTATGGACTCCACCAGAAAGCGAAATGAAACATTTATGTAAAATGCTCCGGATAGATTTTAAAAGAAATAAAATTGTTAATGGTGCTGTTGTGAAGAGTAATGGACCAGCCGATAGAGAGATCCGAACATTTGTCAGAAACTCGCATAGCGGATTACTTGAAGGGCGTAGTTCAGATCTTCAACTTGCACGTCGTGGTAGAGATTATGAATTAGATGAATTAATTCTATGTGTTAAACAAGCTGCATTAGAGGGCAAACCTTTCACACAAACAGGTAAAGCCAATGGCATTGGTCATCATAAAGAAAGACTAACACCAGAACTACAAGAGAAAGGTATAAACCATTTAGAAAAAATGGTGCAAACTTTAATTGATCAAGACAAGATTGTAAAAGCATCAGCGCCCGGAATGAAACCGCGTGTCTGGTTAGATGTTCCTGACGGACCTTTTGCAACGGGACTTGGAGAATTTGAGCCGGGATCGTAATATGAATGTAAAATATATCATAACAATTGAAATAGAGATGAAAGAAAAAACTCCTGATTGGAGTAAATGGAAAGATGTAGAAATTATTGGTATGGATCCTCCGAAGATTTTTAACATTAAGAGTTTTAATATTACTCATTTAGTTAAAAATTTAGAAAGAATATGTAAAAAATACTTAATGAAGGGAGATAAGGCCGAATTTAATGTAGATGTAACCGAAATTAGCCTAAAAGACGATTTAAACTGATTACAGACGATTTAGGTGTTTTGGGACTTGTAGTATATACTAACTGCTTAAAACGAAAGAGAAGCGATTTATGGAAGAAAATTTATTAAAATGGGATGGTTTCAATTCAGCAATCATCGGTATAGGTGAAAGATCCGGGTTCCCGGATGTTATTGTCTATGATTATTATAGAATGGTCGGAATCTACATGGAAGACAGAGGAGCAAGTCAAGAAGAGGCGGAAGATTTTATCGACATCAATATTGTCGGTCACAATATAGGAGAGCGTACTCCTATTATTATTAAAACCGGTCCAGAGGGAATAGATCACCCGGAAGATACGCAGCTGGACATTAACTTTGAAATGGAGAATTAAATGAACATTGTTTATACAATACGAAATTTTTTATGTTTCCGCTGGTTATGGAAAGAGAGTAAAGATACAAAAATTTTAAAAAGCGTCATGCATAATTGGGATCTGTTTGGTGACAAGATGGAATTGAGCTTACCTGAATTTGCAAAACGCATGGAGGCTCTGAGGATCCAATATTATGGCAAGCCACGCGACATACCGCATGAATTTGACGATGATGTAAACTAAGCAAACTAGACATCTTTCTCAAATGTGTGTAGTTTTGCATGGGTGAGTAAGAAGAGAAAAACGAACCAAAAACAATTGGGCCGCATGGGCGAATTGTTGGCTGCCCTAGAGCTAGAGGGAATGGGGTACGAAACCTCCCTTGTAGACGCCCCCGGCTACGACCTGATTGTCAATTACAATGACAGACCATTACGGATCCAAGTAAAGAGCGGCCATCCTTTTGCGAAGAACGCAACATCAAAAACAAAACGCTATACATATCAAACGAATGTGGGTGCGGAAAAGCGCCCGCTAGGGCGCGCGAGTGCGGATATATTATGTGTAGTAGCATCAGATCTTAGAAAATGTTTGTTTATAATCGTTCCAAAGAAGGGATTTGCTACAAGCTTAAAGATGTATCCATCTGCTTTTGCAGAAGATAATGTAATGCAAGAGTCTTGGGAAAAGTGTTTAAAAAAATTGGCCCCTAGTAGAGAGGAAACTAGGGACCGTTGTGGCTGCAATCGTGGTTAGGTTTAATGTTATTTAAAGGGAGTTAAAAAACATTAGATGAGTCCTTCGTCCACTTAATACTAGATGTAGTTTAATACGCAGTGTTCGTCAAGATGTTGATTGTGCAATAATGCTTAAAAATGTCGCAATACCTAGCATCATAACTAAATAAAATTCAAGAAATGTCATATTCGCCCTCCTTTTCTGTTTCAATAGCTCTCTTCTTCCTTGTGCCGCAAGTTATAGAATAATCTACAGACAGAAGGCTGACCTCCACTCCAACATTGGATAAATGAAAAAGTGCGGATATAAACGCACTCAATATGTTAATCCTAAGTGAGCGATAGTGTAATTTACTCGAAAAGAGCCTTCCTCAAAATAACCTCCTATTATCTTTTAGAGGGAACGAAGGCTTCAAAAGATGAGAAAACGGCGTGTGCTATCTTCTTGGCTGTATCAAAATTATCAAAACTTAACTGTACCTTGTTAGCCTTGCCGCTTTCTATCTCCAGAGTGGTTGGTAAAGAATGATAAAACCTCATTGTATCTTCTTTTGCCGGTATTATAACCGTTACCTTTATTTGTCCTGCCTCCTTGGTCCATTGTAATCCGTCTTTTACCTGGTCTTCAATGTAACCTAGTTCCTCTAATGTTTTGTGTACTTGCGTACTCATATGCATAATTTCCTCACTTTTTTTTGTAATTTCTATATTGACTTTAACTTTTTTTTCCTTTATTCGCGCGCGATGTAGAAGACATAGAAACGGCTATTTTCCAAGATTCAATAGTTCTTTTATTACATCTTGGACACGAATTAGTTTGTAATTTTTTACATAAATCACAGGCCATATCTAATTAATATTTAATAGTGTATTTTAAAAGAGCTGCATCATTCATTGGTTTTGACATATTCTGCAATTCTTTTTCTTGCTTTCTTCTTTCATTAGCTTGCTCTCTTCTTTCATTAGCAACGACTAAAGCATCCCCGGCCTGATTAATTAATTGAATTAAAATATCAAGATCCATAGGAATTTTTATACAATCTTTATTAGCATTACTAACTATTAAATATTCGCTATTAATGCTGACAAATTTCATTTCATCCATACCTTCAAGATCCATCGTATTCCTCCTCTGCAATTTGATTCTCTACAAAAGATTCAGCATCTTCAAGTGTAGCTTTAGGGTTTTTCTTTCTGTATTCTTCCACACGCCTATCAAACTGTATTTGCTGTTGTTCGATTACCCAATCTGTAAATTTAACGCTCATTTCTTCTCTCCCTTACTTCTAAAAATATAACCAATGACACTAATATCAACATAAACCAAAAGACTGTTTCAATGACAAACCAATTATAATTATAAATAAATTCATCATATGACTCGGCTATTTGTTCCTCATCTACAGTAAAATTATTAAGTTTATTTATTAGAGAATGTATCCACTCTATCACAGCCCGGCTCCTCTACATATAATGATATTGGATCCCCATCACTATTGTATCCAGGACCAATATAAACCGGGACACAATCTTTCTCTTCTTCTTCTTCCTCTTCAGCAGCCAATAAAATAAGGTTAGATGCAACTACCCACATCGCTATCTTTTCCCATGACTGAGCGCGAGCATTACTAGATAAAATAATTATCATACTAAAAAAGATTAGTGCGATAATGCTTTTCCACCACCAATCATTCATGATTTTCTTCCTCCAAAAACTGCACACACGCTTGTATTTTCTCGTTTTTTTCTCGTGCTGCTTTAACATCTCCTATAACAATAATAAATGCCATAACAATAAGACCAACAAAATACATGCTTAATTTTTCATACCATGTAAATAACGGTTCTCTTTTCATTTTTATTTCCCCCATACTTTTGTTTTTTTTCCACCCTCATATTCAACAGCGTGGCCCTCACTGATAAGGAGCTGACAAATGTCCTGACCATCTTCTGTATATGGTATCGCTAATATTCTGCCATACTTTCCCACGCCTAATGATTTAATTTTTAATTTTTTGGCGCATAACTCTTTTAAGCGTGCGGACGCTTTTTTACCTAATGCCTTTTCAACTAAATTTCTGGTTCGCGATTCTGGTGTATCAATACCAGCTAAACGACATCTTTGTTTATGCAGTTTAACATTAAAACCAAGATCAAGAGTAACATCGATAGTGTCACCATCGACTACCCTTTCTAATTCAGCATGATATACAAATGTCTCAACTTTTTCTTTTTTCATCTTTATCTCCCAATAATTTTTTAAATTTTTCTGTAAATTGACCATTATTTTTAGTCCACCTTTTTCTTGACGCAAGCCTTCTTAAATTTCTTGCTGTTAATCTATCTTCATCTTGAGCTTGGTTCATTGCGTCTATAAAACCTGCCCCGGATTTAGTAACTCTTTTTTTACTCATTTTTTTCCCTCAATTGTTTTAAGTTTTTATCTGTAAATACGCGTAGCAACGCATCAACAGCATCGTTTTTATTTTTGAAAACATCCCTCTCCATTTCGACAAGGAAGGCTACAAAGTCTTTTCCTAACTGTATTAAATCTTTTTGATTGTGATGTGAGCGCAACTCAACTGCTATCTTTTGAAACACTTCATTTGTTTCATCATCGTTTTTATATGTATCTTTTGACTCTACATTTATATCCATATGTGATGGAAATCCCATTTTTTTCTCCCTTTTTTGCAGACAAAAGTCCTTACCCCTCTAAATACTCTTCGCTATGTTGCAGCGAATTACTCGTCCATCACAACATCATATGGTAGTGTTTTGCTCTTCCTTATAACTTCCGGGGAATGAGCAACCCATTCCATAGACTGTGATGTTAAAGGGCTACGCTCTTTGATGACTGAATTTAATTGCATTTCCGGATCATAACCAAATGGTCCTTCATTCGCTATCGAAACATGGATCCAATGAATAAAATCTTTCTTGCTCATCCTTTCTTCAGGATTCCAAGGCAAGTCAATTTTATCAGGATGCGGTGTTCCAAAATGTGCGCATCGTGCAATAGGCCACCATGATGGAATAAAAAAATCTTTACTAACACTTGCAGTGTGCTTGTAACCATTTTGATACTCATTACGCTCCAAAACAAACTCCGTTGGAAGCGATTCACCAAGATCGTGTTTAACATTTAAAGCCTGCATTTATACTCCTTATGTAAACCAATTAAGTATAATATCTTTTATTATTTGTTTGAAGTCAAGTAAATAAAAAAATCCGTTTACTTTAAAAATAGGGTAAAATGGTTCATAAAACATGGTTCATATGTATGAACGACAGCTATCTATGAACCATTTTTCTTTGTAAGTGTTTGTTTTACTTAAATAAAAAAAATGAAATGGTTCATGGTTCATAAGGTCTTTCTATGAACCGTTTACACTAGTTAAGTTATTGAAAAATATATATAATAATTTTTTTTGCAATCGTTCATGGTTCATGTATATATATATATAGTGGGGCGTATGAACCGCCCCCACATATAAAGTAAATAAAAAAGGAGAAGGCATGAAAGGGAGTAGTAAATCAGATATGAATGCAGTGATCGAGGATCCACAATCTCCTCAGTCACAGTTAACGATGCAGCAACAAAAATTTGTGGATCTTTATTGTTCGGCTGAGGATCTGTCGCAGACGGAGGCGGCCCGGAGGGCCGGGTATAAGTATCCGGCACTATCAGGTCATCAACTACTAAGAAAGCCCCATGTGGTCGCCTGTATTGACGAGAAGAGGAGGGAAATCGGGCATAAGTATCGTATCACTCCTGAAAGAAAAGCTCGGGATCTAATTAATATTCAACACAAAGCTCAAGAAGAAGGAAAATACATAGCCGCCTTAAAGGCCATTGAGCTACAAGTTAAGCTTGCGGGACTTGATATTAAAAAATCCATAAACATTACCGGGAAGATAGATATCGACTCCATGACTGAAGAAGATATCAAGAAAGAACTAATGAATTTAGCTAAGGAAGCTGAAAGAAATACAGTAGATCTCCCCCCGGAAAGCTTTGTTGAAGTAATCGAACCTGAAGAATCAGACTAAATTATCTGCCAAAGGCATTGGATCAGGACTATCATTGTCGGGATATGTATAAAATAATGCATTGTTAGACCAAGTAAAAAACAGTAAAAGACAATTATCTTTTATACTATCCACCAGGAAAATCAATGCGACAATGTGTGATTTTACATTATATTTTCAAGAAAATGTTCAATAACTTTAATTGTAAATCCGTTTCCAATCATTTTATATCTTTGTGTGTTAGATACTCCCTCAGTATAGTTATCTGGAAGTGTCTGGAGCCGTTCACATTCTAATGGTGTAAGTTTGCGCCATGAAACTTCTTTATCATTAACCCACATATTTCCATTAGAGCTGTTGGTTCTTAATGTTGTAGATTTATCTCCCGTTATTGTCTTTTTATTATAAGGATCAACAAATTCTGCATCGGGATCAGGAA